TTATTTTGATTTAGGTTCTAAAGGATGGCGGAATTTTTATATGGAAAATTTAAAAAGTATTTCTTTAAGAGAGATTTTATATGCATAATGCAATACCTATTGTTGGTTGTGCAGGATGTAGTGGAAGTGGTGGAACAATGGGTTGTCCTATTCATGGTAATAATATTTATCTTCCTTCAACTTATTATTATCCCTCAATTATACCATATAAATGTCCAGTTTGTAATGGTAATGGAAAAATGACACATGGGATATACGGAGAAATGTGGGCTCAATGCCATGCATGTAATGGTACTGGAATCATTTGGGGATTAAATTAATCTACCAGGACTATATCGTTTATTATTAAAATTTACATATTTTCTTTTAGGTTTTCCAGTAGAATCTAATTTGATGTGACCATCTGGTCCTTTTTCAACTCCACCATCTGGTACTGAATTTTGCATTCTTCCAAGAATACCATGGAGAAACGCATCTGGTGGGCGAGTGATTCCTAATTTAATGGGATCACCAATCGCTGGAGCAGAACTTAACCACCAATGGAGACTTTTTTCAGCACCACATTCTGGGCAAGTTTGAGTTTCAGGATAATCAACATCAGCTATTTTTAAATTGGTTTCAAAAATCATTTCGCATTTATTGCACTTATATTCATAATTCGGCCTTGTTTTAAAAATTACCTCAAAAATATTTATATAATTCTTCTTGACATTTATTTTGATTTGTGTCATACTATAATCATGGGAAGACATAAAAAAGAACGAACAATTTTCGCAGGGCTTGATGTTACCGAAAAGAAAATTAGGAAAACTAATAAACTATCCAAAACCATTATGGGTGGTTCAGAACCTGAATGGATTATGCCTAGTAAATTGTTGTCCGAAAAAGAATCTCAATTAGAATTCCAACTCCAATTGGGAAAACATTGTAATTGGTATAATGTTTATTCTTCGGAAGCAAAAAAGAAAAAATATTTAATTGAATATACTGAGAAATTTTTCCCCGAAATTGTCTATGTTATTGAAAAAATGCCAGAAAAATCATTTGTATGTGGGAAACCTCATGTAATGGCTATGGTTGCTCGTTGTATTTTAAGAGGTGCACCATTACAATATGATGCCTTTGATAATCAAGGACGTTTAAACCAATTCATTCAAGATATAGTTAAATTGGATGAAAAGGAAAAAAATCAACCTGAACGTAAACGGGCCCGTGATACCAAAGTTGTTGAATATATCTCCATCGTGGAAAATATTATCGATTATTATTTAAAGCAAAAAGGAAAGATAAAATTTTCTGATCCTTGTATGGTAGATACAATTTTAAAACGTGGTGCTTCTAAGGCTCAATTAACTCAAATTAATTACCATTTTTCAAATTTTGTTTCTAATTTGGTTGCATTAAATTCAGGTAAAAAAGATGAATATTTGGAAGAAGCATATAGTAATCAACCATTAGAAACTTGGTTAAAATTGTGTGATTGGTTAACAGGTGAACCAAATAAGGAACTCTTGGCATCAATTAAAAAACAAAGAAAACCAAGAAGGAAAAAAGTTAAAACTGCGGCACAATTATTGAAATTATTTGTTTATCAAAAATCTGATGAGGAATTAAAATTTAATTCAATTGAACCAGAACATATTATTGATTCTACCCAACTTTGGGTTTTTAATACCAAAACAAGAAAACTTGGTGTTTATTATTCTCAAGAAGGTAAAACTTTAAGTGTATCTCGGAAATCAATTATTAATTATGATGAAAAAATTAGTATTCAAAAGAAAATTCGGAAACCAAAAGAAATTGTTCCACAAATTTTAACTGCTGGTAAAGTAGCTTTAAAACATGTAATGGAAAAAATTCGAGCAGTTGAATCTCCAATAAAGAGTAGAATTAATGAAACTGTATTATTGTTAAGAGCATTAAAATGAAAATTTATTATAATGATAGTTTAAGATATCCTCTTGATGAAGGTATTGGAACCTGCCATTCAGAATTATGCCAATTTAAAAAACCTAGAAGTACTTGGATTCAATATATGATGGAATATTATGAAAAAATATTTCCTAAGGCAACAAAAGTTCAATATCATAAATGGGCTGAACATGCAGTAGATCAGGCTCTTTCAGAATTAGGAGATTATTTTAGTTTTAGTTATTGGAGGCATCAATGACCAAAAGTGGAGATGTTAAATTCTATAAAGGGGTGTTTATCAACCAATTAATTTTAATAAACCTTTAGTTCATAAATTATGCGATGATAAATACCGATTATATTTTGAATTTGGTTATGAATTCCCAAAATGTCATGATTCTTGGGAGATGGATACTCTTGGGTTTGAAGGTGTAATAAAATTTTTTATGAGGTAATATTATGGATTTAGATGATGAATATGATTTGATTTATTGTTCTATGTGTGGATCTAGATTAGATGAAGATGGTTTTTGCCCAAATGAAAATCATGATTATGTGGATAATTTTTGGGATGATGATATTTTTGATGATTATTTTGATTTAAGACCAGGATATGATTATATAGATCCAAAGGATAATGATGAAGAAGAATTTAAAAGCTGAATCTTTAGAGATTATACAAGATGCAAAAGATAATGGAGTTATTTCTGGTCGTGGTATATTAATAGATAAACATACAAGATTTTTATATTTGGTTATCGATCCTGAAAAAGTTAATCATGAATATCTCCAAAAAGAAGCCAAAAATTTTTGGTTGCTTTATATAAATAAAAATGTAGAAGATAAAACACCTAGTGATAATGCAAATGATACAATTCCTGAAAAATCTATTTCATAAATCTAAAAAATATAAATTACTCCGCCTTACTTTAGTTGCTCCTACCTGGGATCGTCAATTAAATACTATAGTAGAACCAGAAATAAATTATGATGTTTATGAAAGTTTGGTTCGAGAACATAAAGAAGTTATTGAACCACAACCTGGAGATACTCCTGAAATTCTTGCTTCTTTAATGTCCCAGGCCGCTTGTGATAGAGAATTTCCTAGGGTAATTGTTTATCCAATTGATTATGAAATGCGGAAAAAGGTTGAAGACTTATTAAAAATTACAAAAAAAGTTTCTACAAAAGATGCAAGTGGTAAAACTATAACAAGTATAAACCAAATATATCCAATGTATGAATATTATCCTGCATCTATTATTTCTAATGAAGAATTAAATTCCAAAACTTTAATTTATAAGTATAGGAGATCTAGTAATGCTAAAATTATTTAAACAACTGAAAGCTATTATAGAAGTATTATTTATACCTATTCCAAATGGATTATGGTGTGGTGAACCTGAATGTATTCTTACCACATTCCGTAAAATTCAAATAGATGGAACTTCAGTGATGAAATATTGGCATGAGCCATTTGTATGTAATGGAAAATGTAAATATGGATGGACGCGTGGTTATGTAAATTTTCGTTTTAATGAAGAAAAATCGATTATTTCATTTGATTGAGCATATATTATCAATTGAACTCGGCTGATGCAACCTAGCGTCTGCCTACGCGAAATAGAGCTATTGTAGATATATAAGCTTATTGTGCTGTACGCTTATTAGCTTTTTATGTTTAGACTCGTGTTTATATAAGCTTGACATTTGAAATTTTTTATGATACAATAATTATTGAGTAAAATTTATGATTTTAATTGATTTTTCGCAGGTGGTTATTTCTAACCTAATTGTTAATATCAGTCAACTCCAAAAAGATGATAAAAAAGAACCAGAACATGAAATTCCTGGTCTTCCTGGAACGAAAACGGTTATAAATGAAGATTTAATTCGCCATATGGTTTTAAATACCATTCGTTCATATAAAATGAAATTTGGTGAAATTTATGGGAAAATAATTATTTGTTGTGATAGTAAACAATATTGGCGTAAAGATGTTTTCCCATATTATAAAGGATTACGAAAAGAAAAAAGAGAAACTTCTGTTTTAAATTGGCATTTAATTTTTGAAACATTGAATAAACTTAAAGATGAATTAATTCAATATTTTCCTTATAGAGTTATAGAAGTTGATGGTGCAGAAGCCGATGATATTATTGCAGTAATTGCCAAACGAGAACATACGGCTGAAAAAATTTTAATTCTTTCGGGTGATAAAGATTTTACACAATTACAAAAATACCCAAATATAGTACAATATGCACCAATTCAAAAACAATTTTTGGTAAGTAAAAATCCAATAGAAGATCTTCGAGAACATATAATGATAGCTGGAGATGATGATATTCCAAATTTTTGTTCAAGTAATGATTCCAAAGTTAAACATATAAGACAAAAATCCATTCGCAAGGATAATTTGGAACGTTGGATAAAAGAATCTAAACCTGAAAATTTTTGTGATATTAAAATGCTTCATGGGTATAAAAGAAATCAACAATTAATTGATTTTGAATTTATCCCTAAAGAAATTCAAAAGAAAATTATAGAAGTGTGGGAGCAACCATTTAAAGAAAGTAGAAAAAATTTATTTAATTATTTCCTGAAATACAAATTAGTTAATTTGATGGATCATATTCAGGAATTTTAATCATATCCGAAAAATGAACTGAAATATTATGATCCAGATAATAAATTATATACTTATAAATGTATGAAAATTCAATGAAAACTATGGAGCAACTAACAATGACTAAAATATTGCCAGAAATTCTGGTTGAAGTGCGGAAATGTAAGACTGAAGATGAAGTAAAAACAGTTTTATGGAAAAATCAATCACCTGCAATGAGAATGATGTTTCAATATATTTGGCATCCTAAAGCTATTTTTTCTTTCAAGGAACTTCCAGAATATAAACCTGATTTAGGGCCAATTGGAATGAGTCCAAATAATTTATATAATGAAATGCGTAAGTTATATATTTTTTTGGATTGGAAAAAGATTCCATTAAAGAAGAAAACAGAATTACTTATCCAGCTTTTAGAATCGATTCATCCTTCTGAAGCTGTTTTAGTAGGACAAATTTTTAAACATAATCTTGAAATTCCATTATTAACTAAAGAATTGGTATTATCTCTGTGGCCAAAAATAAATATGTGGGCCGAATGGATGAAGTAAATATACCAATAAACTAATATAGATAAATAGTTATTGATCCTCTTTTAAGGAGAATACTATTTTGCTTCCGATTTTACAAAAAATACATGAACCAGGTGAATATAATCCAACATTGAAAGATATTCGTACTTGGGCAGGGATTTTAAATGAATCTTGTTTTAACGGTGTTATTCCGAAATTTCGTCATATAAAAATTCAGAAAATATCTGGACAATTAGCCGCATGTGATCCAATGGGATGGAAAAATGATGATGATATAAGAGAGGCAAATTTACAAATAGATAGTAGTTTTCCAGATTTTAAAAGTTTTATTGTTATATTAGCACATGAAATGATTCATGCTTGGCAATGGGTAATTAAAGGGAAAATGACCCACGGAAAGACATTCTTTCAATGGAAAGAAAAATTATTAGAACAAGGTATTCCATTACATAAAGAATATCACCGAAAGAAAATACTTGACACCGAAGTTGTAGTGTGATAATATTAAAGAGTGATGAATTATAAATATTTATTTCCAACCATTTTGATTATAGAAATGTTGAGTGCTTCAATCGTGTATGGATTTGTGAAGGATTGGAGACATTGTATTTATTGGTTTGCAGGTGCAGTGATAACAGGATCAGTTACATTTTAAATTCGGAAATTGGCTCAGTCTGGTAGAGCATCGGTTTTGGGAACCGAGGGTCGGTGGTTCGAATCCACCATTTCCGACCAAATTTAGGTATAGGCAAAAGTTTAAGCCGCCACTATCTATCGGCCGATAGAGAAGGTGTATGTGATAATACACCAACATAGGAGTGGTGATTCCTGGTGGGTTTTCGGACAGCAACGACCAGGTACCTGAAACATTTTAAATAGGAGGTGTCATTATGACGTATTAAGTTAGGAGCGTCAAATGGCAAAAAGAAAAAGTATTCTCAATGGTTGCAGTTGTTCTCAATGTCGTAGAGGATTACATTCTGTTTTTGGACATATCAAAGTTGGTCAATTGAAACGTTCATTACGGAGAATAACAAAAGAACTATTGAAAAAAGAAAAATATGATGAAGCCATGGAAGTTATTTTAACCACTGGCTATTTGGATTAAGGGTTTTAGATACTTTCGTCTAGTAAGTGAGGATACTTCAATACTTATTTTATAAAGGCCTTTATGAAATAGGTATTGGGATTTAAGAGAGGGCGTAGCATAGTACGTCAAGTATCTAAAAATATTGCTGTATAAAGACTTGTATTGGGATTGCAAACAAGACGGGGTTTCGATTACCCCCGCCTCCACCAACTTCTCCATAGTTTTATATTATGGGGGCGTCAAGGTATCGATTGGTGTATATCAGGATATAGGACAGCACGAGCAGAAACTCTCGTAAATCGGAATAAAACAATAACAGCCGATGAAACATTCGACTATTTGCCAATGGCCGCCTAAAACGGTTACGCAGCGGGCATCCTGGGAGCCTTGGAACAGAATCCCAGGAATAAAATTAAATGAATTATATTGTTTATAAACATACTAGTCCTTCATGAAAATCATATATTGGTCTACTAAAAAGAAATGAATTCCCTAAATATATCCATGAAACTTATATTCCTATTAGTGTTTTTATTCTTACCCCTCCGTAGTCAACCGCTCATAGAAAAACAGATAACTTGTATTACTCAAGCTATCTATTATGAAGCTGGAAATCAAAAGACATTAGGAAAAGAAGCGGTTGCGTTTGTAATATTTAATCGAGTACAAAAATATAATTTAACTCCTTGTGAAGTAATTAACCAAAAAATTGGTAATTTAAAACAATTCACTTGGAAATCTGGTCCAATTAAATGTTGGAAACAATATATAACATCTTACCAAATAGCTCAAGATATGTATTGGAATTTAAATAATTATAAAGATCCTACTAAATGTGCTTTATATTTCCATGCATATTATGTTAATCCAAAATGGGCCTATCATAGGACAATCCGTATTCAAGATCATATCTTCTTTAAATAACTTGCTATCCTATTTGAATTGTGTTATAATATAATTGAAAGGTAAAATTTATTATGC